TGAATTTACCTGCATTTGAACTTCCGCTAAATTTATCATATATCTTTCTTTCAATTAACTCTTGAGTTTCCTCGTTAGGGATTCCGTTGTTAAAATTAACGAGTAACGAAGGCTGTAAGCCGTTCTGAATATTATTGATGTGATAGTTTGCAACTTCTTCTTCAAGTTCAGCATACTGTAAACACCCATTATAATCCACAGGAGCATAGTAGTAAAATCCAGATTTGTAAGGTTTGAATACATAAAGTTCAACAGCCTCACCTTTAGTGCCGTTACCGAATGTAGGAATGCGTTTAGGTTTATCACTAGGCTTTAGTTCTGACCATTTAGGGTGATAGTAATATGCTTTAACTTTTCCATCTTTAGCCTTCTCTGCTCTCAATGTTTCCATTGGGAAGTGGCTAACCTGTACAATCTTTGTTTTAGTCTTGTTATAGATTACCTGTACAGCACCTTGACCTAGCAGTTTGTAATCATTCACTAGCTTACGCATACAAGAAGGCTTTAGAAGCATCTTCATTCTTGCGTACATATCAGGATTCTCTTTGCTGTCTAAAGCATCAAGACCTCTACCATAAATCATCTCTGTAATACCATTGATACAGCAGGCATTGGTAGGACTACCTAAATACTTCTCTATTAAAGACTCAAAATAGTCTTCACCATCAGCACCATTAGTGTATAATACCCAATCTTTTCTGTCATCCTCAATGACTTCAGGTGCTTGGTAGCCACTCAAGTTTACTAGCCTAACGCTATCTTGATACTTCTTGGGCTGTTGGTTTACGTTTACTAACTTAACTCTATTCTTCATACTATAATACTATGTACTCGTCTGCACCATCATTACGCTCTGTGTAACGCTCTGGATATGCGAATACTTCTTTTTTATTTGTTTTACTAGTGATGTACACTAAATCTCTATACAACACATCTGTAGTAGTTGTAAGTTCTATGGTATATATCTGATCTTCTTTCAGAGTTATGGTTGGAGTTACGCTTAACTCAATGTAGTTTCCATTAGAGGAAGCTGCCCAAGTAAACGTAACATTACTTTCTGACTTGCTAGTGCCATTCTCTGTTAAAGTTAGAGAAGCAGAATCTAAATCAGCAGTAGCAAAAGACGATGGTATAATACTAAACGTCTGCTCTGTATCTATGGGTCTTAATCGTATCACAAAAGGATAACCGAAAGACTCTGTTTTTGTTTTTATTAGGCACAAAAAAAGAGGGCTATTGCCCTCTCTCTTTATCTATAGAAACTTTATGTTCTAGCTGATAGTAGCTTCAGATAAGAAGTCACCATCAATAGAGTTAGCAGGCTTACGCTCCATTGCTGTGAATGTAAGAGTGTAACCTGAAAGGTCACCCATAGATGCACCAGTAACGATAGTACCGCCTGTTACATCTGCTCCGTGTTCCTGACCAACTAAAAAGAAGTTTCCGTTGTAGTCCTCTACCACAATGTGAGGTCTTCCGAAAGCAAGTAGCTTAACTGCTTGGTTGTCGGTTGCGCTTAATTTAGGTAGGGTAAGTTCTAATACCTGCTCAAAAGCAGTAGTTCCATTCTCACGAGAAGACTGGATATTCTGTGTTAAAGAAGAAGTACCTTTTAATTCATACTTGTAGAAAGCATCTCCTGTAAACTCCGTAGCTGCAATAGAGTCATCTGCTGATTCAGAAACAGAGATAGCCCCATAGTTTGCGAAGTAAACATTCTTTAGACCTCCTACAGAGTCCTTGCAAGGTAGTGTTCTTCCTGCTGAAATGTCACAACTCATAGTTTAGTTTTTATTATTAAAAAAGGGTAGGCAGGCTCGTGGCTTACCTACCCCTTTTCGTTATACAATTATTTTATTATGCTAAAGTTAGCAATACAAGGTCAGACCCAATTCCGTACTGAACACCTGCGGTGAATCGCATAATTACTCGTACGTTTTGAGAACCGTCTAGGTCAGCCATATCAATAACTTTAACCTCGTTGTGGTCAGATAATAGACCAGTACCGAAGTAAAGGTTAGAAGCCTCACCAGCGATGATGTGATCTGAAGGCATACCTGGAGCGTGTTGGATTTTAACACCATCAAAAGAAAGTGCGTTTCCATTGCTGTACCATTGTGAACCTTGAGCGTTAACCCCTGCTGCACCTAATCCTGAAGCACCAAATCCACCTAATGAACGGATGTATGCTTTGTAAGCTACAGTTGGAACATAGATAGTTAAATCCTCACGACCATAAACAGTTGAAGGAACTGCATCTAAAGTGTTCTCAAGTAGAGAAACAATGTTTCCTGATGTAAAAGAAGTTTCAGAACCGTTAGCAGCGTCATTAACGTCACCATCAGCAGCCATAAGAACAGAGAAACCGTCAAACTCACCAGCAGTAGCGTTTACACCACCCCAAATGTTTTGCTCTGTTTTCTCTGCAACTTTACCTGCTACGTGAGCGATAAGGAAGTCAGCGAAGTTTGGAGGAAGTTGGTCAAAAGCACCAACACCCATTTGGATAGCCTCCCAATCAGAACGGAAGTCTTTTTTACATAACTCTACGTTTACTTGGAACTCTTCAGGCTGAAGGATTCTCTCTGTTAAAGTAACAGAACCTGTATCCGTGAAGTCACAAGTAGCGTTAGCAATTAGTCCTGAAGTATCAACTTTCTTGATAACTTCTTTGAACTTTACGTTTGGCTTGATACCAATCGCAGATTCATTCAGGGTCTTCCCTGAAAGTAAAGCAGCAGAAATATACTGACCAGCAAATTCCCCTGCATACGTTGTTGTAATAGATGTACTAGTAGGCATTTTTATTTAATTTTACTTGTTAAACATTTTTTCGTACACAACACTCATTGTATTGCGTGGCTTGTTTTGCTTAAAGAAGTTCATCTTTGCAGATTCTTCTACCTCTGGAGTGTGCGAGATTGGCTCGGCAGCAGGCTCATCAGCAGAAAGATCTACTTGCTCTTCTTTAGCTAGTTCTTCAGGAACTTCCATTTGCTCCTCTTCAGAACCCATTTTTTCAACGATAGCAGCATACATAGCTTTCATTTCAGCGATAGCTGATTCAAACTCTTGTTTGCTAACGTATTCCATTTCTTCAGCAGGAGCTTCTTCTACAGGTGCTTCTTCACCCTCGTTCAACTCAACTGCGTCATTTACTTCTACTTCTTCAGCATTAAGTTCAACTTGCTCTTCAACGGCAGGCTCAACTTTAGGCTCTTCAGCAGACAGAAGGACAGATTTTAGCTTGTCCACGATTTCAGTTGCTTTCATAAATACTTAATTTATATTAGGTTAACTATTGATTACTGATGTTGTTGTATTTTCGTTATATACGACCTATTCCTTGATTAATCATATTGCCCTTACAACACTTACGGCTGTAAAGACCATTACGGCATAAGCAAGCCCTTCTACTCTCTCTAGGGCTAGTTCTGCTTGGATTCTCTCTTCTTCTTAATCCTCTACGCATAACTTTGTGTTTTCTGTATAAAGAAGACAATATCCCAAACTTCAGCAGTACCACCTATAGAATTTATCTTCCAATTAGAGCCATTTGTAACGAAGTCGGGAGTGATGTAGTATTGGAATACTTGGTGAAATTCGTGTGCCACATCATTCCCTTTAATGAATCCAAAGTCTTCTCCTACTCTCTCGTAAGGTGTACCGCTTATAGAGTCTAATTGAACTCTTAAAAATGTTTGGTTAGCATTTGGTGCAGATACCTTGAATACTATAGTAAACAAATAAACATCGTTAGCATTATCGCCTAATACCTTTTGTGTTGCGGGGTTGTAGTAATCAATCCCGTCATAGCTTCTGTAAACATTCCCACCGTTGTTTGGTAGAACGACCTCTACTCCGTCTGCAAGGCTTAATTTACTTTCTTCTGTATATTGTGAGTCATCGTATCTTGTCCATCCAAGACCACTTCCTGCCCCTGATTGTGGATATATCTTTACCCACTCACCATTGAACACAGTCCATACACCTGCGGATGTAGTAACATAAGCACCCTCCTCTATATTAAAGTACTCTCTTTCTGCCTCCGTATTTACGTCAGACTTTACTTTGTATGATGTGTTGAATATGTTTCTGCTCATTTCTTAACGCAATTAGGAACTCTTTTACCATCTTTAGTTTTCCATCCATCTTGCTTGTATCCTTCCCAACAAAGGTCTACATCAACAGATTCTAACTCATCTAACCCTTTTAGTTTAGACTCAACCCAATTCTTCATTGACTTACCGCCCCACAGGAGGTAGCTTATTGTACCGCAAGCCTCTGGCTTTGCTGGGTCGTAATACGCTTCTGCCCTTGATAGGTAGCTGTAAATCCTCTTCAGCGTTGGTACTGTGAATTTCTCTTTCCGTGCTAGTTGTTGCGCTCTTACTTTCCCTACTTGAGTTGCACATTTGTTATTGATCTCTTTATTGCGTTTGATACCTAGTTTAGCGTTGTTTGAAGCACTCTCTGGATAACCTCCATAAGATTCTAGTGCTACTTCCTCTTCTAGTGCTGATAAAGCCTCTAAAAGAGCATATTCCGCTTGTAGTTCCTCAAAGCAATCTGCGCAAAGATCTTCCTCCACGCTTTCTTTAGGTCTGTTAGAGTTATCGCTAAAATAACCTTCAATAGAAAAGCCCTTAACACGACCTGTCTTAACAAATTCTTCCCAAACTTCGTCATTATTTACTTTTACTGATACCATCCAAGTGCCTTTAGGCATACCTAGATTATATAATGCTGATTTATCTTTCTTTTCGTCTTCTACAATCCAAGATTCAACTACAGACATACCTTTTATGGCATATTCGTGTTCTAGAGTTGAGTTATTCTGATTTCCTCTGCTTAAAAAGAGTTGAGATGCCTTTCTAACAGTATCTTCACTAAAAAATATCTCATATTCCTCTCCTAACTCGTTTCTGCGGTAAATTTTCTTGTCTGGAATGAGTGCTGGACCCATTAAGATGCGTTTTTCAGCATTTACCTCTGCTAATTCAACCTTTTGAGCCTTGAGAGCAATAAAATCCTCTTCAATAGCAGGGTTTTCTACTATGGAGATGGCTTGAATGCCTGAATCTAGGCTTTCTTCATCTATAAATAATTCAAAAACTTCCATATAAGGATAACTTAATAGTTAATATTCGTTTTAAATTGATGCTCCTTCTAATATCTTTCTGTCTAATTCCTGTGCAGATGTTACATCAGAAGAAACTACATAGGCTTTTAGTGGCTCGTTTCTAGTACCTGCAATAGCCTCTGCTATTTGACTCTGTTGAGATGCTCCTACTACGTTAAAGTCTGGTGCGCCTAAAGAACCTCCTGCCCCTCCTTGACCTGTTAAATTGGGTGTTGGCATAGCTTTAGCAGTAAATTGCTGTCTTGATATAGAAGCTACCTGTGCAAGACCACTAGTAATTACCGCAGCTACAGCAATGGCTTTACCTACAGCACCCATTTTTTCTCTAGCTAATACATCAGAAGCAGCCAAGTAAGTGTTTATTGTAGCCTGTACTATACTAAAGGCTTTTTCTTGCTCAAAACGCTTCTTGTTTATCTCATTTTCTTTTTCTACAAGTTTAGCCTCGTTTCTAGCGATCTGTTGATTGATTTTATCTCTCTCATCAGCAGATAGCTGTTCGTTAGCAAGGCGTTTCTTTAGTTGGTCGTTTATTCTGTTAGTCTTGTTCTCTTCAATAGCAATGGCTCTTTCGGCTTCCGCAGAAAAGAAGTTTCCTATCTCTGCAAATGCAGGAGCCATAGTTTCTAGTATCTCATTAAAACTAGTACCAACACCAGAGTAGTCAATAGGCACATCTTCTATTTCTTGATAAAGACCAGCAAGACCTTCTTTGAATGCCTCTTTGCCTTCTTCTCCACCCATAAGCAATGAAGGAATATCTATTCCTAACTTCTTCATTAACTTCTGTTGTCTTTCAGCAGCTTTAACCGCCTCTTCAGAAGCTATACCATAAGTGTCAACAACAAACTCCTTAACCTTCTTCCTGGTTTCCTTTTTAGGTTTTCCTTTAGCATCAGAGCCTAAAAGCAAATCAACAAGACCCTCTTTCTGAACACCTTTTTCAAGGAAAGATATATCATCATTTACATCCTTTAGTCCGTCTTGAAATGCCTTAAACCTTATGGTCTGACCTGCAACTTCACTACCAAAACCTACAAACACATTTTTTAATCTTGACAATGTAGTTCCTTGCTCTCTAGCAAAAGCGGCAGACATCTCTACTTTTTTAGCGTATGCTTCTTCTAAAAGACCTTGATACGCTTTAGCCTTTGCAAGCCTTCCTAGAGCAGCGATTTCGGCATCTATTTTTGCAGCGTTGTTGTCAGATATATTTCCAGACTCTTCAAGTTGTAAATTCCATTCTGGATATTGTTCATTAAGAGCATTTACTATCTCTTGCTTTTCTTCAAGTGAAGTGTTTTCATTGTCAAGTGCTGTCTTTGCTAACTTTAAGTTTACGGCAGACTTTCCTACAGCCACATCAAGTTTTGTTAGTATGTCAGTTGTTTCTGACATTCTTTTTGCAAATATCTCAAAAGCAGCAATAGCAATCTGAACTCCAACAACAACACCTAACGGTCCCATAAATGCGTCACGAAGATTTCCTAGTACAGTTTCACCTTTTTTAACATCTCCAGCCATCTGACCAAGTATTGTGGTCAACTGCGAAATGTTGTTACCCATACCCTGAATACCATAAGGAGCATCGGATACAGTACGACCAAATTCTAATACTGCTGTATTAGCAAGACCAGTACTAACGCCATTATTCTTGACAGAATCGTTTAATAAGTCAAGTTCAGCCTTCATCTTCTTCATAGCAGTTTCAGACTTAACAAAACTTTTAGTTAAGCCTTCTATCTTTACCTTTCCATCTTCAGCCCTAACCTGAAGGTTAAATACTACATCTCTAATTTCTTGGTTTGCCATATCGTAGTTTTATTAGTCTTTTTGCTTGTTTGTATGTTAATGGTAGTTCGTTGTTGCCTATAGCAATATCTATATCCTGATCTCCTGTTGTCTTACTATATTCTTGTAGATAGTCTATTACTTGCTTAACCATAGTAGTTTATTAGTTCTAAATCTGTTCTTCCATCTTTCAGGTTAGTATTCATTGCATTTATTCTATACTTTCTACCCTTGATTACTACAATATCAGATAACTCTATATTGATTATCTTGCCTATAGGAAGCACAGCATTTACTCTTGTTAGTCTATTCTTTGAATTAAATACGTTCTCTATGTAGTTTTGATAGAACCTAGAGAATAAAGAGTTGTTGAGGTCACCATTGGTGTACTCACTCTTTTCTACATCAA